TTGGTTGATGGGGAACTGTTTCATTGCTCACGTGAGCGAGCCTATTTTTCGTGCCAATAGTCTGTAGCGTCGATTCTAACCGTAAGAAAATCTCCAGCCACACCAGTGGAGGGAGGAGTCCCTCCAATATCTGTGAACATATCGATAATGAAAACGTCACCCATGCCTTTGATGCCAGGGGCAGCATAACCGGTAGTAGCGTCGGACTTAATGTCAAGTCCGTCTTCATCTCCAACATACGTCATGTTCTTCTCAAAGGGGTAGTAGCACCGGAAGCGGTGCTCATGGGCTGAGTCATTGCCAGAGCGGAGATATCGGATCTTGTCGGAGTGGAGCTTGACCATATTGGTGTCAACCTTAGCGGTGAAATTGGTGGACCAATCGGGGTTGCCGCCTTCAAAAAGGCTGGCCCACAGTGCGTCACGTTCAGCTGTAGGGAAGGCTTGCCAGAGGCGACGCCACCCACTAGAGGTGAGGACTGAGACATTGGTTGTCAGGGGTCTGAAACCCCTAGTTTCGAATACGATTCGACGCCACTTCCAGGTAGTACCCTTGTTGGGGCTGAGAGTGACAACCTCTCGGTAGCCCTTGCGGTAGATAGTGTCTGACTCACGGAGCGCTTCCGTGTTGACGCCAAGACCTCGTGTTCGGTATGTGGGGCAGAAAACGTACGATGAGGACGAGCCAGCGTTGTACGTAGTGAAGTTGAGCGTGGGGTTGCCAGGGTCAAGGAGGGCCATATTATCCCGCTTTTTAGTGGAGGCAATGGTGAGCACCTTGCGAGTGGTCATAGCTCGGCGGGTTCGCTTTCCGCGTCGGAATCTGGACCGTAGAGATCGTCCAGTTTTTCGGTAAGTCTTGCGACGACGAAAATTAGATCGCGCAGGGCGTCGACGAGAGCCTCTCCGTGAGACACGGTAGGGCATGGTGACGCGTCTTGAGCGGGGACGAGTGGATGACAAGTGTCGCAGCACTGGTGGCGCAGATGATCCACAAAATCAATGCAGCGACCGTCTAGTGCGCAAGGGCCTGGGCCGTCGTGATCAAATGAACCGACGTCTGCGGGAAAGCGGGGCTGAAAAGAGGGCATGATGAGTCACAAGGGAAGTTTGTTGGGGCCCCAACAATCGGAGGGGGGGAGTCTGCTGCCTATATATAGTCAGTAGGTGGACTGTCAACTGTCATTGACAGGAAGGTTATAACATTACAAAACCTTCCTGTCAATCCATATTCGCACTGTATGGCTCCCATCTTTGAGCTGCGAACACGCTATGTCCTCCTCACCTACGCACAGTGCGGGCAGCTCGACGCCTTTGAAGTCATGGGACATCTGTCGGATGTACCAGCTGAGTGCATCATCGCAAGAGAGAATCATGCTGATGGCGGAGTTCATCTCCACGCATTCGTTGACTTTGGCAAACGCACCTACTTCTCAGACCCCCGACGATTTGATGTGGCTGGCTGTCACCCGAACATTCAGCCTTGCGGTCGGACACCAGACGCGATGTTCGACTATACAATCAAGTTTGGAGACGTTATCTGTGGAGGACTCGGCCGGCCGAGCGGAGATGATGTTTCAACAATTGGCACTCAATGGGATCGAATTGTGGATGCGCCGACTGCTGTCGAATTTTGGCACCTGGTTCGAACACTGGCTCCAAGGATGCTCCTCTGCAACTTCAACAGCCTGCGGAGCTACGCAGAGTGGCATTATCGACCCGAGATGGCTCCATATGTCAGCCCCCCTGAGATCGTGTTCGACATTTCAGGAGTGGAAGAGCTCGGCGAATTCGTACGCGCTAGCTTGTCTGGGAACCAAGTCGGTAAGTTGTCTTACACGTCAGGGAGGGGGTACCCCCGCTCGGCCTTGCCTTCGCTCTCCGCTTCGCTCCGAGGGGACCCCACCCCCCCCCTTCGAGTGCGCTTGATCCGGAATTCTAACTCGGATGCAGGTCGGCCCAAGTCCTTGATCCTGTATGGAGAGACCAGGCTTGGCAAGACGCTGTGGGCCAGATCGCTTGGCCCACATATTTACTGTTGCCTGCAGTTCAACGTGGAAGACGTCAGAGGCAATTTGGTGGAGGCACAGTACGCGGTGTTTGATGACATGCAGGGGGGGTTCAAATTCTTCCCTGCATACAAGGGGTGGCTAGGCGCACAGAAGTCGTTCACCGTGACCGACAAGTACAAGGGGAAGACGACGATTGAGTGGGGCAGGCCCACTATTTGGTTGATGAATGAGTCACCGTCATCATGCACGGACGTGGATTACGATTGGTTGATGGGGAACTGTTTCATTGCTCACGTGAGCGAGCCTATTTTTCGTGCCAATAGTCTGTAGCGTCGATTCTAA